TACGAGGGTTAATCATGGCTACTACTATTGATGGAAGCAACAGCGTAACGATTAACTCAGGCTCCGTGCTTGGTATTACCTCTGGTACTGCTCAAGCATCCACCTCCGGCACCTCGATTGATTTCACGTCTATCCCGTCGTGGGTTAAGCGCATTACTGTGCTGGGTTCAGAAGTTTCAACAAATGGCACAAGTTCATTTTTAATCCAACTTGGCGATTCTGGTGGAATAGAAACTACTGGCTATCAAGGTGGAATGTTTGGTAATACTAACCAAACAAATACAAGCACGGCTGGCGTTGTTTTAATGCAATCATCAAATTTAGCCTCATTCAAGCATTCTTTTTCAATTGTTTTTAGCACGGAAAACGCAAACAAATGGATTGCGTCAGGCGTAACCGCTAGAGATGATGGGGTTGTATATTTTACCGCTTCTTTTAAATCACTATCCGCAACACTTGACCGCGTCCGCATTACCACAGTTAACGGCACTGACACTTTTGACGCTGGTTCCATCAACATTCTTTACGAGTAAAAATGGAGGACTTGCTAGCCGTCATCAATACCCTGTGGCCGATTGCGGTTGGTTTTACGGCATTGGTGTTCTGGCTAGCAAAGTCCCATTCAGACATTGAGCAGTTGAAAGAGAAAGTTAGGACCTTGTTTGAACTGTTCAACGAGAAGATGAAATGAGCCAAGAAACCGAAATCGCCCTGCTGACCAACAAAGTCCAATCTTTGCACGAAGACATGTCCGAGATGAAAGTGGTGATGCGGGATATTGCTACTGCGCTGACTAGACTTGCAATCATTGATGAGCGTCAGGAAAAGATGTCGGAGACTCAGGGTCGTATCTTCAAGTTGCTGGACAACCACGGCGAGAGAATTAACGAACTTGAGAAAGATGACCGCCGCCAAAGTCTGGCGGTAAGTTGGGTTTTTGGTGCAACATGGGCCGCTGCCGGTGCTTTCGGTATGATTGTTTTGAAGGTCTTGGGCCTGACCTAAGAGGATAAAAATGCTTACTCTGCTCTCTACTCTTATTGGTTTCCTATCCTCCGGCCTGCCGAAGATTCTTGATTTTTTTCAAGACAAGTCGGACAAGAAGCACGAGCTTGAGCTTGCACGGATGCAAACCGAGCGGGAACTGAACCTAGCAGAAATTGGCTACCAAGCCCAGCAGAAGGCAGAAGAAATCAAACTAGAGCAGACTCAAGTAGAGGGGTTCTATGCAGAACGTCAAAGCCTTTATCAGCACGACATTGAGATTGGCAAGGGCGCTGCTCAGTGGGTTATCAACATGCGTGCGATGGTGCGGCCAACAATTACGTTCGGTCTTTTTGCGCTTCTGGTAATCGTTGACATCGCTGGTATTGCCTACGCATGGTCGCACGGCGCGGACTTTAAAGTCATGATGGACACGATATGGGACGATGAAACCCAAGCAATCTGGGCGTCTATCATTGCGTTCCATTTCGGCAATCGAGCGTTTGGTAAGTAATGAAAATCTCTGCCAAGGGCAGGGCATTGATTGCACACCATGAAGGTGTGAGGCTGCGCCCGTATAAGTGTCCTGCTGGTCTGTGGACGGTGGGCGTGGGCCATCTAATCGGCGACGGCAAGACTCTTCCGCCGGAGTGGAACAAAACTTTCACACAAGAGGAAGTTGATGCGCTTCTTGCGGCCGATCTTGATAGGTTTGAGCGTGGTGTTTCTAGACTGTGCCCTGTTCCTCTTACTCAAGGCCAATTTGACGCACTTGTTTCATTTTCATTCAATCTGGGGCTAGGCTGTTTACAGCGAAGCTCGGTACGAATGAAAACCAATAGAGGCGATAAAGAGGGTGCTGTATCATCCTTGATGAAATATTGCAAGGCCGGTGGTAAAGTATTGCCGGGATTAGTAAAAAGGCGCAAGGATGAAGCGGCGCTATATATGTCTTAGGATGTGCGATGCCGTTATCGAAGCTCGTATTTAAGCCGGGTATTAACCGCGACCAGACAAATTATGCGTCTGAAGGGGGCTGGTACGAGTGCGACAAAATCAGGTTTCGTTCTGGGTTCCCAGAGAAACTAGGTGGCTGGCTAAAGTATTCGTATACCCCGTTTGTCGGCGTGTGTCGGTCTCTATTCGTTTGGGTAACTTCCGACGGCAACAACCTTATGGGCGTTGCTACAAACAAAAAAGTATACGTTGACGTTGCGGGCAACTTGTTTGATATCACCCCCGTGCGTATGGTGTTTACTAACTTCCTGCCGACCGGCGTCTCCAGTACCGGTTCAGTTGGCACCGTGCAAGCTATTCCGGGCATCCCGGTATTTAGTGTTTCTGCTACAGCTAGAGTCGGCACGGTCACGGTAACTACATCATGAGCATCCTTACTACGACCCTCAACTCAAACGAAGTTCTTGTAACCATCCCAAACAATGGTGCATTTGACGGGGACTATGTTCTTTTCGAGGGTATCACTTCTGCTGTAGGTGGCATCCCGGCGTCGGAACTCAACGGCGACCATCTTATCTCTAATGCTACGCTGAACACTTTTACTATCACCACTACTACATCAGCCACGTCCGCTGCAACATACGACGGCGCAATAACAGCCACATTCGATATTCATTCGGGTGCAGAACTAGCTATATTCGGATATGGCTGGGGTGCCGGGCCTTGGAGTAGAAGCGGCTGGGGTTCTTCAGCAACTATCCCTGTATTTACACCGCCAAGACTGTATTCGCAAGACCGGTACAACGACGACCTAATCTTTTGTATCCGCAACGCGGACATCTACTACTGGATTTACGATAGTGGGTTTACCAATAGAGCTGTGCTACTTTCGTCGTTACCGGGGGCTTCTGACGTTCCCCAAATAGTTGGTAGTATTTTGTTTTCACAACAGGATAGGCATCTTCTGGCGTTTGGCGGTACCAACTACCTAACGAATACATACGACCCATTACTTATCCGCTGGTCTAACCAAGACGAACCGTGGAACTTCACCCCAACAGTAACTAACAGTGCGGGGTTCCTCCGTGTAACCAACGGGTCTGAGATTGTACGTGCTGTCCGCACCCGCCAAGAAATTCTGGTGTTCACTGATACTACTTTGTACTCCCTGCAGTTCTTAGGAAACCAAGAAGTATTTGGCGTGCAGGAACTTGCGGATAGTATTTCTATTATGTCGCCGTCGTCGCCGGTTACGGTGAACAACGTTACGTTCTGGATGGGCGTCGATAAGTTCTATATGTACAACGGCCGAGTTGATACGCTCCCCTGCACGCTTCGCCAATACATATTCCAAGACATTAACCGCGGCGCCGAAGTGCAAATAGTTAGCGGTACCAACGAACAGTTTAATGAAGTTATTTGGTTCTATCCAAGCGCCAATTCAAACGAGCTTAACCGCTATGTAATTTATAACCATGTAGAACAGATTTGGTACTACGGCCAGATAGACCGGACGGCATGGAGCGATTCCCCGCTGCGCGAATTTCCGCAGGCAGCTAAACCAAACGGGTACTTGTACGACCACGAGCGCGGGGTTAACGATGATATTCTGCCAATGCAGTCCTTTATTTCGTCTGGAGATATTGATATCGAAGACGGTGACAAGTTTATGCTTATTCGCCGCGTTGTCCCGGACATTAACTTCACCAACTCTACCGCAGCTAATCCAACGGTTGAACTTACGATAAGCCCAAGAAATTTCCCCGGCGCTGCATACCAGACAGACAATGCAGAAAACACCGGACTTACAAAGAGCGTAGTACGCACCGCCACCGTTCCGGTGGACCAATATACAGAACAAGTATTTATCCGCGCTCGCGGCCGGCAGATGAGCTTCAAGATTGCGTCTGATGGACTAGGTGTGCAGTGGCAGTTGGGTATGCCGCGTATTGATGCTAAGCCTGATGGACACCGGGGTTAAGCATGGGGATGATTCGATTCAAAGCCCCGGCGCTTCCGATTCCCAGCCGCGAGTACAACGAAGGACAGCAGCAACAACTTAACCGTGCCTTGCGTTTGTACTTTGACCGGCTTGACTCAACTACCCCTATACAAGTTGAAAGCATTGTGTTAACAAACGTACCTACTAGCGGGTATAATTTGCCTGTGGGTAGTGTGTATCGGGACGGAGACATTCTAAAAATAGTTTTA